AGTTGATGCAAAACTAGCAGCTAACGTGGAAAGAAACGCAGGTATAATTGCAGCTAACAGAAATTTATTTGGAGATTACTTTGAGTTTGGTGGCCCTGCTGCACCTGGTAAAGTTGAAGTACAAGAATTAGATCCAATAACTGCGCCTAAAGCAGAACCAACTGCACAAGAGATACAAACAATCAGAGGTCCTTTTATATCCACTGACGTTGGTGTAGGAGCAGGACCGACTACTTTTGATAGAACAATCGGAATCGTAGAGCGAAATCCGCAAACTTTACAAGATACTATTGTAGAGTCTTTTAGAAATCCTAGCCCTGGACTACAGAGATCTTTAGCGGGCCCTAGTTTAACACAACAAGAAGATCAAAAAATATTAGATTTTTTAAAACAAACTAAAAGGCTATATGAGGGTGGCATAATCTCTTCTAGAAGATAATGAAACGAATACCTAGAAAACCTGGACAACCCAGAAAGTCTAAGTTACACTCCGATCTCTACACAGATGAGAATCCAAAAGGAACAATTAAAGGACTTGGTTTTAAAGATGAAGTATCAGCTAGAAAGAGCGTTGCTAAAATTCGTAGAAGCGGTAGAAGCCATGCTCATAAGACTCAAGCTGCTATTGCTATGGAGCAAAGAGCTAGGGTTGCTGGTAAAACAAAACCTGCAGGGATATATAGGAAGTTCATCGAAGCGCAAAAGAAAAAAACGAAAGAAAGACGAAGACGAACATAATAAACATTGGGGCATAGGAGGTTTCTAATGATAAAAATTACTGACGAATTGAAGGCACGAGTACAGGACCATGAAGGTCTAAGGACATCTGTTTACCTCGACACACTAGGCAAAAAAACTGTGGGCATCGGCCACCTCGTGCAACCACACGAAATGGAAAGATTTGCAGAGGGAGTAGAAATCCCCATGGATGAAATCATGGAGATATTTGAAATGGATTTAAACAGAGCGGCAGCGGGGGCAGACATGTTAATACAAGAAAATGTTGGTCACGATTTGCCTCAACACGTAGGTGAAGTAATTCTTGAGATGGTGTTTCAGCTGGGGACAACAGGTGTATCTAAGTTTAAAAAATTTTGGAAAGCTCTCAGAGTAAAAGACTGGAAGAAAGCATCGGAAGAAATGAAAGATTCCAGATGGCATTCACAGACACCGAGGCGTTGTGAATCCCTAGCTGAAATTGTGGCAAACACTTAGAGTGTTCTTCTTACAAAGTTTGGTAATGTGCCTGTTTGTTTAAACTGGACGTAGGCAGCTTGCCAGTCTTGTTTGTATTCAGTTTGTAACCAATGTCTGACAGCTTTGTCAGCATCGTGTTCTAAGGTAAAAAAATTACCTATCGCTTTAAATATTTTAGTCATAATGTTCTCCTATTTTTAGAAGAACATATATTTATTTTTTTTCTTTTGTTGTGTCTTTTACAGTCTTCTGATGTGACTCTAGTGCATCCCATACTTCAACAGCAGACCAGTGAGCCATGACACACTTTGATATGTCCTCATGTAAAGTTTTCAACCAACTAATATCCATCTTTGCTGGCTTTCCTCTATTCTCAACGATGTGATCTACCTCTGCGTGTGTGAAAGATACATATAGTTCACCACTTTGATATACTATTCTCATTTTATTTCTCCCCAGTTTGTTCCTATTTTTGCCTCGCATTTTACGGGCACATGAAGTTCAACGGCAGACTCCATCGTATCTTTTATTTCTTTTACCTGGGTCTCATCGGCTACAGAAATATTTAGTTCGTCATGTATTTGTATCATCGGGACAATCCCGTGATTATTCCACAAATCAACCATGGCTTTCTTGGTTTGATCTGCCGCTGAACCTTGTATTAACCTATTCAATGCACGATAGGTTCCTGCTCTTTTCATTTCATTCCACGCCCATGTCTTCTTGGCGTTTTCATAACTCATCATTCTTTTGTCGTGAAAGTCTTTGTTCTCCCATAGATCAAATCTACATTTACGACCGAGCAGGGTATTTATATATCCGTTTTGTTCTGTGTATCTCGTTGCACGAACAATAATATTATTTAAAAAACTTACGTTATCGTTGTATTTCTTCTTCAAAGATTTAGCTTGATCCTGACTAATATCTAGAGAATCAGCTAATTTAGCTATGCCCATTCCATACATAAGACCTAGTCCTATTGTCTTAGCTTCTTTTCTAGATATTTGTGCCATATTAGCGGTTACTTGGTGGAAGTCCTCTCCATCATGAAAGAACTTAATTAGGGTCTCAGCGCCCTCTAAATCGTGTTTTTTGGCGTAATGTACGAGTAGTCTAGGCTCTTGTTGAGAATAATCCAAAGAAACCCACTTTTCTTTATTTTCTGGTAAAAACAAAGATCTGATCCT